AAGAATGGCATATGAAATGGTCATGCCCTATCATCTTCATATGCCATCTTATTTTTTAGAGACATTTACTGAATATCCCTTTTTACTATTGGTATCACACGGTAAAAATATTCAACTCGTTTCTGAGCCCTATAGAGGGCTTTTTTTATGTTTTTGTGATACCGACAAATTCCGTTTTTAAGTTAAAAAATCCACCTATTTTTAACAAGATTGTATAACGTATCATATTACATTTCCATAATATCTATTTTTTATTAAGACTAATCGTCTTATGTATATTATTCTTTTCTGGCTCTATTTTATTGCATGTAATTAGATTTAACTCAACCCCGAAAAGAAGTCTTTCTAATCTATCATGTTGGTTGTTCATCTTAATGGCAATGTCTTCTAATTTGTGTATTATATCATTGTTCATGTCTAAGGTTTTTAATCTCCTTAAAAAACATGATAAGATGTTCATTTGTTTAGCTTACATTTGGTTTTTGTAACTGTTCTTTCAAATCGGTGTTTTCATTTTTAAGCACTTCGATAACATTTAGTAAATCATCCATACGTGTTTGGTATGTTTCTATTACTTTTATAAGGACTTCGATGGTCCTTTTGCTGTCTATTTGTTCTCCATGTAAATCTATGTTAATATTTTTTGTTTCAATTTGGTACGGTGCGGATGTTTTATTAGTTTTTGATTCTGAATCGGATGATGCTGGCTCAGATTTAAGCATCTCACCCTCTCCTGTAAGAATATAATTTGCATTAACATTGTATTTATTACAAAATTCGTATAAAACATTCATTGAAACCCCAACTCTGCCACATCTAATTTTAGACATTGTCCCTTTAGACAATGATTCCAAATTGTTCCATACTTGATAGTCACTGATTTTTAGAGAATCTATAACTTCTAAGAATCTACTTGTATAAACGTTAAAAGCATCCATATTATATAGATATTATTAGGTAGTATCATTAAAGGATACTATATTTGCGTTGTAACACTGCAACTGTTACGTGCAAATGTTTAAACTTACCTGACATGGTGTTTAATATATCAAAAGAGGATTCGCGTTGGTTGCAGTAACGTGGGTTCTCTTTTTTAATTTTATATTTATGAATAAAGAGTTCAATTCAGATCTTTTGCAAAACATTTCCAAACTAAGCGATGGGAATGTAATAAAGTTCCTTTTAGGTGCTTCTGAGCAAGGTAAATTTCCTCCCGAAATCTCCGACTGTATTACTAAAGTCGTGGACTACATGAATGAAAACGAGGTTCGTGTAGATCCGGGCTTCCGTTACAGCTTGAATATATCTTTATTCCGTAAGGATAAGTATTGGATAAGGACTATCACAGACAGGGTAACAGGCGAGATATTATATGAAACCAAAACCCGTCAATGCTTTCCGGATAACCGTACTATCTATACGGAGTTGGAGTATGGCTTATTCGGGAGTAGTATCTATCATCCCAATTATACTATTCAGCGAAACAAACAATGATGCGATTGTTTGTGCAAACTCAATACATTTGTTAGCCTCTTCGGGGAAATCACTTTCTAGTTTTTTCCCCATTAGTTCAAGTTCCAAGCTCATTTTTTGAATATTAGCTTTCTTTATTTCATACGCGGCTTTGAATCCTCCGAATTGGGCTATTTCATATAGCTTGCAAGTAGGATATATATCACTACAATCCCAATATTGAGAAATATTTTCTTTTATTATGTATCCTTTTTCAAAGAAGTCCATAATCACCATTTCAAATTGTTTCCCATTAATTTTTAAATTGGGAACATCATTAGGAGTAAAACAGAATGTTTTTCTTTCATGAGCCGCCATATCAAGGATCGCTTTCATTATTTTATCCTTTTCCTTAGGAGTTATAGCCCCACAAAAGTTGCGTTCGTTTGAATGTTGAATGTCAATCATATTACCTCATTTTTTTATTGCGTAATCTTATCTTTCTTATATTCAGTATTTTATATATTGTGTTATTTAGAATAATGTATAAATAGCAAATAGTATCATAAAAAGATACTTTAATCTTTTGTAGTATCATTAATTGATACTACATTTGCAATGTGAAAACGAACTGAATACAGTTTTATTTCGCAACGGCAATAATTAATATACAAATATATGAATAAAATAGGAAGAACCAAAGAAATCCCACGGATAATCGTTCCACAAGGTGCACAGAAACACATCGCATCTCATTTCGGGGTTAGCGGTGAAACAGTACGCAGAGCATTAAAGTACATTATCAACACTGAACTTGCAGTAAGAATAAGGGAAGAGGCGATAAAGAATTATGGTGGTGCAGAATCCATTATCAGAGTGAAAATATAAATATTCAAGGGTTATGATGACAAGAACAGAAATGAATATGCTCACGGAAAGATTTGCAGAAGTGACGGGAAAACAGAATGATTCTGTAATGAATTCTGCTAGATGCGCAGAATATCTAGGAATATCTCAAGGAGCTTTAAGAAAACGCGTTCATGATGGTACTATCCCATATACTAAAAAGGGTAAACTGTTGTATTTCTCTAAACAAGATGTAAATAAATACTTATTAGATAAATAAAAAATGAGCAAAGCAACCGATTTTATAAATAATAAATGCTACCAGCTTGGTAATCCGGTAGAACCGTTGATTTTTAAAGCTGACGCACTGGAAGCTATTAGTATTGCATCCAAGGAGATAGAAGAAAGAGCTGTGATAGTGTACCGGCAGTTATGTCCTTGTTTTCAAAGGGGGAAATGTAAGCATTATCCTCACAACCAAAAACAAGGTAGTCAAATATGTGATATGGAATGTGATCGTATAAGTTATCTAAAGAAACAATTGGCTTGTATCTCAGCAGACAAATAAATATATCCCCTCCCGTAAGATTCGGGGTAACAACCGGTTTAAGCCGTTGAGGGGAACTGTTCAAAGTTCTTTCACACATTGTAAATGTTTATATGGTGTAACTCATAAGCCATATAATGCAGACAAACGGACTGATTATAGGAGTCAATACCAGCAGGGATGCCGTGACGTATTGAGGGTCTATAATAATAATTGATTGAACATACTTTCGGTGCACCGATTTGTCCTTAGTGCATTAAGTAAACTTGGTTGGGCACAAGTACCGCCGGAAGGTCTAATATATCCCCTCCCGTAAGATTCGGGGTAACAACCGGTTTAAGCCGTTGAGGGGAACAATATAAAAATGCGTATTATGAAAACAGCTAATTTTATCCTGTCTATATTTGCCGCACTATGTTCTTTAGGAATGATTTATGGTGCGATAGTTACGGAAAGTCCTATAAAATCCGTATCGGTGATTATATTTTCCATTATCTCATTATTTTGTGTGAGATTGGTGGTAATGACATATAAAGAGTTAAAGGAATATGAATGATTTTTTCATCTAGTTTTTTTGTTATTTTCATAAAGTTAATGTTGTCTGTCCGTGCCGGTGTGTGAATATAGGTACGGAATTTCACCGTCCAGGTTGGTACTGTCTAAGGATATAAGCATAAATAATCATCTGTTCTAATCTCTACTTTCATTTAACGGATAGTACGGCGGTTCGATTCCGCTGACGGTGGCAAAAAAACTCTGATTTTCTTTGGTGTTTTAGAAAAAGGGAGTATATTTGCAGCGACCTACATAATGAATGGCGAGTGACGCTCGCTTTTTAGTGAGCATTTTTTATGCTTGCAAGTTTGCTGCAATCAATATAGCGGCTGTTACCCCCGTGTGGTGAAGTTAATGCTCACCCTGCCATTCATTGGTGTAGGTCAACGGGAAAGGACAGCCGTTTCTCTGTTCTATAATGCCAAAATAAAAAGACCTACAATTATGGCAAAAGAATTAAATTCAAACAAAAAAACGATGAGTTCTCTTGAGATTGCAGAACTCGCAGGTAAACAACACAATGATGTGTTAAAGGCTATCCGTGCAATGGAACCGGCATGGGAGAAAGTTACTGAGGGGAAATTTTCCCTCAGTGAATACAAGGATTCAACAGGCAGGACTTTGCCTTGTTATGAATTAAACTATCAAGAATGCATGTACATTGCTTCCAAGTTCAATGACGAAACAAGAGCGAAGTTAGTCCTTCGTTGGGATGCGTTGGAAACAGGGAAAGCAGAACCAATAATCACTTCGGTAAAAACAGAAGTGAAACAACCAACCATCTCCGACAAAATGAAAGCAGCTACATGGGCGGCAAAGTTCTTGAACCTGAATGAAAGCTCAAAGCTGATTATTGCAAAACAGATACTTGAACCGTACAATCTTCCTCTTCCCGACTATACCCCATCAAAAGGAGTACTCAAATCAGCTTCCAAATTATTGGCGGAAATGGGGCTGAAAAAACAAATATCGGCACAGGTATTCAACAAAAGAGCAATTGAAAAAGGCTACCTGTATGATATAGAGAGAGATTCTTCCCACGGTCAGAAAAAACAATTTAAATCAATCACAGAAAAAGGTCTTTCTTATGGAGAAAACCAAGTAAGCCCAAATAATCCAAGAGAAACGCAGCCGCTATGGTATGCGGACAAATTTAGTGAATTGTTAGGCATATTAGGTTTCCAATTCATGGGAGGGTTGCCTTATGAAAACTAAATTATCCTCTCTGTTTTTAATGCTAGTACTCACTATCATTAATCCCATCTTGTTTATAATTCCTTTTTTATTGTGCTTCATTTCAGCGAAGAAAGGAGGTCTGTTATGAAACAGTACGACTTTACTTCATTTAATGAGATGCTAAACAATTTCATTACCCCTGAGGAATTAGCAAAGAATATCGTGCAATTACTCTTTAACTACGCTTCCATTGTTGACGAAGAATCATTGGGGCAGTTTAAAGATGATGTAGGCACGCTGTACATCATACACGAGGAAATAACCAAGATAAAGTAAAATCGATAATTTGTTAAAGTGGAAGAGCCTGAATTTAAAGGTGAGAATTCTCACCTTTAAGAAAACGCTGATTATAAAGACTTTCCAAAATCAATCGTGATGAAAAGAGATTGCGTCATAATAATTAGGATAAGTCATAAGTGATAGATTAAGTCGTTTAGGTTTTGCTCCTGTAGTCTGTGAAGATAGCAGGAGCTTTTTAATTGGAAACAAGTTAAGTTATCATGAATAAAGATATTATAAAAATGAAAGCCAAGGAGTATGCGGATAGTATACGAGGGCTTACCCATAAAAAGACAGCCTCAGTGGATTTTGAGAAAGGTGCTCAATTTGTTTTGGAATCCATGAAATGGAGGAATGCAGAAAAAGATCCTCCACCATTGGACACAAGAGTGTTTGTAAAGAGTTCCGGGAAATTTGTGAATACCGGGATGTTGGTATTCGATAGTGAGCATAAGAAGAACATTTGGATATGTGGAAATACTAACCGGGCATGGGACATTGATTTTTGGAAACCATTGCCACAATAATTAGATAAACTTAAAATAAATGGTTATGAAGAAAGGTGATAAAGTACGTGAGATAGGTGATACGTTGACAGGTACAATAGTTTATATCGCTAACGGATATGCTGATGTCAAATATCCTAATATGAAAGGTGTATGCTCATTGCCGATCCAATTTCTTGAAAAGGTATGAGAACTATAAGCCAGATAAGCGATGAATTGGAAAAGCTTTATTCAGAGCTTGATATAGTCCAGTCAATGAGTGAGGAATCGGTAAGGCTCACATTCAATGCTGAATGTAAGGGCAAGTATATATCCTTGCTTAATGAAGAAATCGATTCTCTAGAAAACGAACTTGAAGAAGTGGAAAGATATCATGGCAGGAAGCGGAACTTTGTAAGGACTGCGGACCTGCCTTTTTTGTGTTGGTAAAAGCGAACATTTTAAAATTTAAATATTATGCCTATAGTTAAGAAAAATGATGTTTTACCGGAGCGTCCTGTAATTATTGTATTATATGGAGTACCCGGAAGTGGGAAAACCTCAGTAGCTACAACAGCGGATAATCCTTTATTGATAGATTGCGACAGGGGGGCAGACCGCGCAGTACAACGTTGTGATACCATAATGGCTAAATGTTGGAAAGATATTGATTCAGAACGTGAATCTATGAAAGATTACAAAACAATAGTTGTCGATACAGCCAAATCAATGATAGACGATTATCTGAGTCAATATGCTATTGACAATAATTATAAATTGAAAACGAATACTTTAAAACGGTTTGGGCAGATGGGCGAGGACTTTAAAGAGTTCGTCAACTTTCTTCGCTCGAATGGTTCTGACATTGTTTTTATATGCCATGACAAGGAAACGGCAGACGGTGATGTGATAAAGCACTCTCCGGATTGCACAGGGCAATCAAAAGACCTGCTTGTCAGGATAGCTGACCAAGTTGGATATGTATTCATACAAAATGGGAAGCGTTCTATTTCATTTGCACCGTTGGATAATTTTGTAGGCAAAAATGTAGCAGGACTTGGAACTGTGGTAATACCTGATTATGGAACAACCGAGTTTGATACATGTATGTCTGACATTATATCGAAAGTGAAGATATCAATTCAAGGAAAAGGAGAAGCACAAGCAAAAGCTAATGAACAGCTTGCGGCAATACGTGAACAGCTTGCCGCCGCAATGACCGATGAAGATATTCTTGCCTTGATGGAGGCTACAAAACTATTACCTAAAATTATGCGAGTACCCTTCTTTTCTGAGATGCAGAAGAGTCTTGCAGCAAAAGGATTCACTTTCGATCAAGATAAAAAGTTATTCGTGAAAGTATGATACCGCTAATTCGCGTAACAATTTTAGAAGCATTCCGAAAGTACATAGAGCAAAGCGATTATGCCAACTATGAGATAACGGAGCAATCCGTTATTGACAGTATAACAGGCAAGTTCACGGGTAATGTGTATACAAAAATTGGACAGGCATTTCATAAAATAGTGGAAGAAGGTACACCGAAATGTGATAAAGTAGATGCAGGAGAACGTACCTTCCTCCATTATAATAAAGAACAAAAAGAGCCTGTTCCTTGTGGTAGATCCTTTGACATTGAAGGTGATAAAGTGATTATGGATATTGCACAATGCAAGACCGCGCTTTCCTATCGTAACGAATACCCGAATGCTTTTCATGAGATAAGACTGTATAAGGATTTTGGAGATGCTATTATAACAGGATGTGCCGATATGGTGAATGGTGTGGAGATCAGGGACATTAAGACTAAATATTCTTATCCTACCGATGCCGATTACATCAATTCTTGCCAATGGCGATTTTATCTCCAGCTATTCAATTTAGACGTGTTTCACTTTGACTTGTTCATCTTTGAAGGATACGACAAAGATAAGCATGGATATGATGTCAGAGGACTTCCATTGAAACGCTATGAGCCTGCTATTACATGTTATCGTTATGATGGTATGGAGCAGGATAATATGAATCTATTACACTCTTTTTTAGAGTGGGTAGAATACAGAGATTTAACCAAGTATTTATTAAAAGAAAAAAAATAGAAAATTAATTATGGCAATTTTAAGTGGTTCTATCTGTCTCTCTGATATACCTCGTGAGCAGATGAAGAAAATTAAGTGTAAAGATGGAGTTGAAAGAATCTATGTGAATGTGGCTGTTATCGAGCGCAAAGAGAAATCCCAGTTCGGGCATACGCATTTCATCACTTGTTCCCCTAAAAAGGAGGAACGGGTAGAAGGAAGGAACTATATCTGCGGGGACCTCAAAGAGTTTATACCTCAGAATACATCACCCACCCCAGAGGATATAAATAATGCTCCTAGCGTGTCGGATAATGATCTAGATTTGCCCTTCTGATGAAGTACGATGGCTCTAATCCTCTCCACGTCCAGCAGGCAAGAGCGAAGCTGGAGAAACTGATAAAGGAACAGAAGGTGTTTGAATTGACGGAAAAGAAACCCCAAAGATCTTTAAATCAGAACAAATACCTTCATGTCTGCCTTGCTTATTTCGGTTGCCAAATCGGTGAAACGATGGAATATGTAAAGCGGAACTATTACAAGATTCTCTGCAACAAAGACACTTTCGTCCGTGAGAGAGAAGACAAGTTTTTGGGTCGGATAAAGTATCTACGAAGTTCTTCTGATCTTGACAGCGCGGAGATGAGCCTAACTATTGAGCGGTTTCGGAATTTTTCGAGTGCCCAATGTGGCATATATATCCCATCTCCAGACGAAGAACGTTTGATTCAGTTGATGGAGATAGAGGTCGAACAAAACAAATTTCATATCTGAAACAATGATTATACGAATTAGTGCCTTTATCATTATGGCAATATCTTTCTTGATATTGTTTTATAAGAATGACAGTGATAATTATATGGCTATCCTGTTACAAATAATAGTATGGCTGATGTTGATATATGCTGAACTTTGCGATATAGAATCGCTCCTTTAGGTTATTATCATGAAACTTACTTTGACAAAACAAGAAGTGCTTCTCATCCAGTTACTTCTTCATATTTATAAAAACGAGTTGCCCGATGACGGAACAGAGAAGCATGGACGTTTTGTCGGGAAGCTGTACAAGAAAATCAAAAGACAAATTATTAATCAATTAAAGCAATAAAATTATGGAATCGAATATTTCGCGCGATCATATTGCGCTTGAAGCAATGAAGTGCATGATGATGACAGCAAAACGCAGGAGAACTTTATGGAACAGGATTGTCACATTGTTTTTCCCGTCCAAAGAAGTTAGTGTTACAAACTACTACTATAAAGGACAGGCTAAATCAGCTTACCAAATAGCTGATGCAATGATTAAGGAACGTAACAAGACAAAGGAGGAATGATATGTATTACGAGGTAAAGTTAAAGGTGATGAAACCTAACAAGGACGGTCTTGAAAAAGAAGTAAAAGAACACTTCATTACAGACTGCTCACTTTTTGCAGAAGCGGAAGCCAAAGGGCTTGAACAGTACGCATCCGATAATATGGAATCTGATGTCTTCTCCATTTCACGTTCAAACATCATTGAGATAATCAACGAAAAGACAGAAGACAAGCCATTCTTCAAGGCTACCATTGTAGATACTCAGATTGATGAGAACGGCAATGAGAAAGAATTGAAATACTATAATTTGGTTTGCGCAAAGGATTTAAAGGAGGCAAACACTTTGATGGAACAACACCTTTCACAAGGTTTGTCTGATATGAGATTGGATGCGATTGTTAAAACCAAAATAATTGATTTGATTTAGTTATGAAAGCATTATTTAAAATGGACTTCGATTGCGGAAGAATGGGCAATCTTGAAGGAGTATTTATTGCAGACACAGAAGATGTCGAATACTTAGTGAATAACAAAATCAGTGTTTACTTCGGTGAAGTACTTGGCAAACACTCTGAAATATCCGGGTGTGTGGCTGAAAGTGAAATCAAACAAATAACCACCGATGAAAATGTAATCAAGATAGTTGAAGAATATGGGCTCAACAGTGGGTATAATCCATTTGAATACACTCTTTGTACATCAGAAACGGAAGATATACCAGACAACGGAGTTGATTGGGATGATTGTACTGTACAAGAATACATAGACTTTATGAGGAAAGGTATAATACCCCAATATTACGAGAAAGATTATAAAGAATGGCTAAGTAGCCAAAAGGAGGATTAAATCATGCAAGACTATATTTCAGATTGGTTCATACCGATGGATTTCGGTAATGATATGCCGGACGAAGAACCTAACGGTGAGGATAATTTCAATTTTGAATGAATATGGAAAAGAAATTTGAGCTAACAGATAACTTTATAATCAATGCTTTTGGAGTGAAGTTATTCCAAATCAAGTGTACAAAGTCTTTCAAATATGCCAAGGAAGGTGATTTGGGAGGATATGTTGAGAAAGATGAGAACTTAGACCAAGAAAGCGATGCTTGGGTGTCCGGCAATGCTCAGGTGTACGGCAATGCTCGGGTGTACGGCAATGCTCGGGTGTACGGCAATGCTCGGGTGTTCGGCAATGCTGAGGTGTCCGGCGATGCTGAGGTGTCCGGCAATGCTCGGGTGTCCGGCGATGCTGAGATAGACAACAATAATAAACATTGCGGATTTGACTGTTTCGGTTCTGCCAACCGCCACACCCATGCCTACCTGACAAAAGAAAACAAAGTGGAAATAACATGCGGATGCTTCCGTGGGAGTATTGAAGAGTTTGAAAAGAGAGTGGAAGAAACCCATTCGGGCACAATCTATGAGAAGCAGTATAAAGCCATCATCGATGTTCTTAAAATTAAATTTGGGTTGACTGATTTGATATAGATTCATTTGCTTATAAACTTTATGCCTTCCCGGTCTGTGAAGATAGGGCGGGCGAACATGGTGGTATGGCGGAACAACGAGAGACGCTATTAAGCAGTAGATTGATGCTCTAAGCTGAGGATTATAGGAAATGATAATCGGGAAAGGTTGGCGAAAAGGAGACCAGCATATCAGGTAAACGAAGCATTCGATGGTTATTAATCAATCGGTGACGGATACCAAAACCTACAACAGCGAGCCTTATTCATAGTAGGCGATAAAAGATGTAAATGAGCAGCATAACAATCATGCAGGTGCAAGTCCTGCTACCACCACATAAATGTGAGCCACACATCAATGGCATGGGTTAGTAAATAATGGTTTGCCCCGGAGAATACGCTTCGGGGCTTTTAATTGGCGAAGATTATGAGAATAGACAAAATTAAGACAGTAGGTCAGCTTAGAAAGGTCATTGAAAATCTTTCTGACGATTACGAGATAGAAATGCGTATTAGACGTAAATTGACGGATGAAGACATAATCAAGTTACATAAGAAGTACGGTAAGATATATCCTTATCCATACGAAACAAGTTATTCAGAGCTTGAATTTGATGATGTAGGTGTGTCTGACAAAGTATTATGCTTGGGAGTTGAACTAAAAGACAAATGATATGCCGTACTACATAAATAATAATTATGACTTACGAAGAGATGAAATCCAAGGCTTGTGTGGCAAGCAGCCGTAGCAAGCCCAAAAATGAAGAGCATAAAATACAATGTTCTTGTGTTAGATATTTCCGTTTAAAATATCCCCATCTCAGAAATATGCTGTTTGCTGTTCCTAATGCGGCAAGACGTTCTGCAAGGAACGGAGCTTATATGAAAGATGAAGGTATGCTTCCCGGAGTCGCAGACCTGATACTTCTTAAGAGCAATCGTTTCTATGGAGCTTTGTGTGTGGAAATGAAAAAGCCGGGAGAATACCAAAGACCGGTCCAAAAAGAATGGCAAAAGGAATGTGAGGCAAATGGTAACAAATACATCGTTGTCCGGTCATTAGACGAGTTTATTAAAGTGGTGGATAATTATTTGAAAGATATATGACTTATATAGAACTGATAAATAAGTTTTGGTCTCTTGACGAAGACTGGGAATTTACCTGCTGTGAAACGAGGCTTTATTTTTACTTGCTAAAAACAGCGAATCGTTTAGGCTGGGTGGATAGCTGGACGCGTAGTGATACAAAGGTATCATCTGACGTGGGAGTGTCGGTCAACTCAATGAAATCAGCACGTAACAGATTAGTTCAGGCGGGTCTTATCACATTCAAATCAGGCGGAAAAGGACAACGTGACAAAACAAGGTATCAGATTAGCTATCAAAATTTGACACCTAAAGTTGAACCTAAAGTTGAACCTAACCTTATACCTAACCATGAACCTAAAGTTGAACCTAAGCCCTTACAGTATAATGTACGCGCATTAGACAAAGATAAAGACAAAGATAATTATCTCTCTCCCCCGCGCGCGTATGAAGAAATTCCGACTGGGATTTTTGAAAGGAGGCTGGATGAGTGCTATGAAGAATTGAAGTCGAATAGTTCATGGATGGAAGCTGTCTGCATGAATACTCGTTTATGTGGGTATAAGGATTTCGCGCCTCCTGATTTTTATGATTATTTGGAGAAGTTCTTTATGAAGCTCCAAAACGAGGGAGAAACTGTTAAATCACCCCAAGATGCAAAATCGCATTTTGCCCGATGGCTGAAAATTGAACTTGAAAAACAACGGAACAATGGAAACAACAATAGGCACAATTATACAGACAAACAGGAAGCTAACGCCTACGCTCTTAGCTTGCTACAACAACATAAGCGAGACCTCGAAGAAGGCTTGGCTGACCAAATGGAAAGACCGTTCTGAGGTTGAAAGAGTATTTTCACCGGTCCAGTGGGGATATGCCCTTCAAAACCCGGAAAGGGCTTATATGGCAGATTGCCCTTCATTGATGCAGTATGATGCGCTTTACGGCTATGGCTCTTCCGAATATTGGATTGACATACAGGTGTCCGGCATATTCGGGGCTTCCAACAGCAAGGAAAAGGGCGTTGCCGATGGGATAAGAATCTTTTGTCAGTCCTTTGCCTCACAGGTCAAGGCTTACAAGCTTTCTGAACTGATGCTGTTTTTTGCACGCTACAAGGCCGGGAAGTATGATAATTCATTCGCATCCTTTGATGCCAGAAGAATAGGCAATGCCTTCTTCAAAGAGTTCTATTCCGAAAGAAATTATGAACTGGACGCGATAAACCGAAAAAGGGTGCAGGATGAGATAGAGAACAGAAAATTTATTCCCCCTGAAGGATATTCTTCTTTGACTTTATACAACGAATTGAAACGCCGGGCTGAATCCGGAGATGAGGAAGCCAGAAAAATGCTGATGTCACCATGAGTATGGCAAAGAAAATCAAACCGGAAATTGTATATGTCAAATGCCGGAATTGCAAGAATGCCTCGGACTTCGGGGATAATTCTGCGTATTGTAAGGCTAAAGGGCATAGAGTGTGTGCCTGTGACAGATATGGGCAAATTTGCAACAGTTTTTTAAAGAAGTAATTATGAAAGATATTGAACTATATAGAGACTCATTTCAAAATTTTCGTAGCTATCAATTACCTAAAGCACAATTGATTATAGCGGATGTACCTTATAATTTGGGTACTAATGCTTATGCAAGCAATCCTTCATGGTATAAGGATGGGGATAATAAAAACGGAGAAAGTGACCTTGCAGGGAAAAAGTTTTTTAATTCGGAAAATGAATTTCGCCCTGCCGAGTTTATGCATTTTTGCAGTGACATGATGGTAAAAGAACCGAAGAAACCCGGTAAATCCCCTTGCATGATAATATTCTGCGAATACGAACAGCAGTTCATGTTCATAGAACTTGGTAAGAAGTACGGGCTAATGAAATACATTCCGTTGGTATTCCGTAAGAACTTTTCCGCACAAGTATTAAAAGCCAATATGAAGATTGTTGGTAATTGTGAATACGGTTTGTTGTTATATAGAGATAAACTACCGAAATTCAATAATGATGGTCGGATGATATTCAACTGCTTCGACTGGGTTAGAGATGATGATAATCCTAAAGTACATCCAACACAGAAACCTATTCCCTTACTTCGTATACTGATTGAAATCTTCACCGATAAGGGTGATGTAGTTATAGACCCTGTAGCTGGAAGTGGAAGTACGCTTTTAGCTGCTGCGCAATGTGGAAGAAAGGCATACGGTTTTGAGATCGACAGGAATTTCTACAACGATGCCAACAAGTACATTTTATCAAGAATTCAAAAAACATTATTTCAATGAATACCGAGATGCAGAGAAAGATACGTGAATGGGAAGCGGAACGCGACAGGAACCTGCGCATCCACTGTCCTCTTGTAGCTGCCAAATTCCAAAGATGGATTGACAAGGCAAAGAAAGAAAACGATAGACGGCATTTCCAGCTCCGTGACAAGATTTTCAACAAGAAAGCCTGTAGTTGATACTTTCATGTAGGGAAATTCATTGTACGGCTCTAAAATAGCTTGTATCAAATAGAATAATTGTTAAAAAATACACGATCATGCAAGGAACAGACAAACTGAATACGATAACCAACATCGTATTTGTCCTCACGGACGTTTTAGAAACCAACCTTCTAGAAATGCAGCAGCAATATAAGAAAGAAGGCTTTGAATTGCGGCACGATTCAAAAAGAAACTTCAACACAGCCATAGCCGCGATAAAGAGATTGAAAAGTGATGTGAATCATTGCAGCGAATCCACTCAGGAAAACTTCGGCAATGATTCTGACATGGTGAACGCCATGTTGCTCACACTGATTGATAGGTGCGGTGATGATGACAACCTCGCTTATAAGATGTACGAATACATTAAATCTTTCCCGTCCAAACTGAATTTGGACCTGGATTTGGATAATGCGTTCAGTCATTTGTTTAGAAAATCATGAAAACTGCTGACGGTTATCCTGTGGTATGTTACGGCGCAAAAGGGAAATACAGTATACATCGCATCTGCCGCCGTTGTGCCATATATCGTAAATACGATTCGATTCCCGAAAAACCATGCTACAGGCTTCATGGAATACATCTGTTGGGCAGAAGAAAATGCCCGATCTTTGAATAAAAAATAATCAAAATATCAAAATAACAACAAATAAACAATATCATGGAACAGAAAATAAAGGCTTATAAAGCATTTGATAAAGATTTATCTTGTAGAGGATTTAAGTATGAGGTAGGTAAGGAGTATGAAGAAACAGGCGACATAAAGGCATGTGAAAAAGGTTTTCATGCATGTCCTTACCCTCTGGATGTTTTTGGTTACTATACGCCAGCCGGGTCAAGGTTTTGTGAGGTTGAACAGAGCGGTAAAATAGACGATTCAGAAAGCGACAAGGTTTGCTCTTCAAAAATTAGAATAGGTGCTGAGCTTGATATAAGGGGGCTTGTGAAAGCAGCTGTATCTTATGTCAAGGAACGGTGTACTAACGAGTGTAATGCGAAACCGGGGAAACCTGCCACGGCTGGTTATAGAGGTGCTGCCACGGCTGGTGATAGTGGTGCTGCCACGGCTGGTTATAGAGGTGCTGCCACGGCTGGTGATAGTGGTGCTGCCACGGCTGGTGATAGAGGTGCTGCCACGGCTGGTAATTATGGTGCTGCCACGGCAAGAGGAAAGGCTTCAACAGGATTTAATGGTTTGTCAGTTGCAAGAGGTAGCAATGTTCAGGTAAAAGGCGGAATAGGTGCAATTTTGGTCATAGCTGAGGAAAGAGGAGATACGTATGATATTGTCGATTGGAAGGCTGTATTAGTCGATGGTGAGGTTGTCAAGGCTGATACATGGTATAGACTGGAAAACGGTGAGTTAGTGGAGGTTGATTAACAGTTGACTGATAATACAATTAGAATTTAATTGGTAATAATTACCATTTACCTGACATCAGGAAAATGGTTCAAAACTGAATGGATATGAGTAAAAAAAGAACAATTCAAATAGATGTTATCGGTACGATAGAAGAAACTGAATTAATGAAATGTAAATTGTATGTTGATGGTCGTGTGTGTGTAATCGGAATGTCACGATATGACTA